ACCCACCGCCCGCAGGTCGTCCTCCCGGTGCCACAGCCCCTGCCGCACATCATATACCAGCAGCTGCGGCTGATTTTCGGCGTCCAGCACCGAGAGATAGTACTTCCCGTCTGCGCCTCCGGCCACGGCGCCGTGATACTCATCCTCCCCCAGCGCTTGGGATACCCGCTGGGGCATACTGCCGTCAAAGGCATATACGCCGCCGCAGCCGTGGTAGTACAGCACGCCCTCCACCGTCTGAAGGCTCCGTCCGCTGCCCTTCCTGACGCCGGGACACCGCACCGTCACGATCTGGTGCGCTCCCGCCGCACTGGGATACACCCGCTCGACGCAGTCCTCCTTGAAAAACAGGGGACTGCCCAGATAGTCCGCCGCCCCGGTGAAGGGGCCGTCGGAGCCACGGGTGGCGGCATAGCTGTCGGTGCTGCGCCCGGCGTAGCAGTTCCAGTTCTTGAAATCCCCCAGCTTACTGGCATAGATCTCATTGACGGCCTTTCCGTCTGTCACACCGTATCTGCACCCCCACAGCCGGTTGCCGCTCTCGATAACGAAGTCCATCTCCGGCACGCTGCGCCGCACCGTCATCTCCTCCGTCTGGGTCGCCTGACTGGCGATCATCCCCGGTACCACCAGAGCGCCGTCCTCCGCCGCCTCCAGCACATGGCTGCCGTTGAGACTCTCCTCCCGGCACCCCTCGATAACCACACCGTCCCCGGCGGCGAAGCCCACGCCGATGCCGCCTGCCGCTATCTTTATATAGGTATCCTCCCGGATGCTCCAGCCACTCTCACCGTACTGCCGCAGCACCGGCGCCTCTCCGGCGGTGTCCAGCCACAGGCACCCTCCCGCCGGGTCCGTCGGCGGTTCCTCCGAGGCCAGATAATCCCCCAGTGCCGCCCCCTTGGCCCCGCAGAGAGACAGCGTCACCTGTCCCTGCGTCTGCACCCGATTCTCCAAACTGCCGTACCGGCTGAGGTCGCCGGTGTTGATGTACTTCTTGTCCGGCCACACGATGAGCCAGTTGCCCATGCCAATGAGCTGCTTACTTCCCTCCGTCAGCACCAGCTCCGTGGCCACGCCGCCGACGTACAGGGTGTGACCGTCCACCCAGATCAGCGCATCCTTGGCGGCTATACCGCCGGGGGACTCCGCCTGCCCCGCAAGACCACGCCTGGGCCGCACCGTCAGGGTGGGATAGCCGTCGGAGGTGAGGTTCTCCATCTCCCGGAAGGAGCCTAACTCTCCTCTCGCCCGCCGGTCCAGCCCTAAAAAGCTGCTGACCGTCACCGTGCTCTGCACCGGCACGCTCATTTTCTGAAAAAACATCCCATCCCCCTCACATCAGCCGCAGCGCCTTCACCCCCTGCCGGGGCATATGGCTGCGGCACCAGAAGTCCCGGTATGTCAGCAGGGCGTTGTTCCAAGCGGCACAGGCATTGTTGTACCGCTCCATCTCCCCGTTGGCGTAGTGGATCTGTGCCTCCACATAGTGGCGGTACAGCTCGTCATAGGGCGGCTGCACCAGCAGCACCGTGTCCTCCCCGGCGTCCTCCGGCGGCACCTCTGTCTCCTCTCCGCCTGCGTGGGGCTGATGCACCTCCCGCACCACGAAGCCCTCCGCCTGCAGAAGCCACCGCCGCTTCTCCGCCGTGGTGTACTGGTTGGGGAGCATGGCGTCCACCTGCTCCAGCACCTGCTTGACCGTCGCCATTCTCTCTCCCCCTTCCGCTCAGTTGGCCATGCGATCCACATAGCTGCGGGCATCGTCCTCCATCATCCGGGCGTTCTCCAGCACCTGCGCCACAAACTCCGGCACCTGTACCTCCACGCCCTTCATGATTTTGAAGTTCCGCCCGTTCACCGATACCAGCACGAAATTCTCCTCGTTCTTCCGTCCTCTGGGGATGAGCACCGTTTTCATTTTCTCCTGCATCTGCCTGCTCCTTTCCGTCCGCCGGGTGCGGGCGATACCGCCCGCACCCTCTGTTTTCCGCTTCTCTTTGTCAGTTGGCCTTGTCCTGCCCGGAGTAGGAGGAGCCGCACTCCACCCGCACGATGTACTCGTCGTACAGGATCGCAGCGGCGTGAACGCCCTTCCAGCCCACGCTGGAGCGCTGATCCAGCGGATCGGCAGTGCCGGAGGAGCCACGGGGCTTCACGATGACCTCCGTGCCGTCGTTGAGATCCACCACGCCGTAAGCGCCCTTGCCTACGAACAGACAGCCGTATACGGCACAGCCCTCGGCGCCGCCCTCGCCGGGATAGATGACGGCGTTGTCGGCGGCGGTCACGGCGCTGTCCAGCGTCATGCTGCTGCCGGTGTTGCTGACCACACGGCGGCGCTCACCGCCCAGCAGCACATACCGGCCCGCTAGAGCGCCCGCCGCCACGGTGCCGCCGTCAAAGGCCACCACGGCGTTATTCTCCACCTTGCCGTTGACCAGCAAGGTGCGGCCGTTCTGTGCCAGATCCTCGCCCCGGAAGATCTTTGCCTCCGTGGTCTCCACAAAACGCACTCCGTGCAGCTCACCGATCTCGCCGGAGAACAGCTCCGTGGCGGCGGCATACTGATGTGCGGCGATCCACGCCTCGTCCTGCCGCAGATCGAAGGCCACGCTGGGGTGCAGAATGCACACATACTTGCCGTCGAAGGTGGGGGCGTTCATCTTCTTCAGCTGGGTAGCGGCCTTGGCCACCATCTCGCTGGTCAGGCGGCACGCCGCCGTCAGAGCGCCACGGGCAGTGACCTCCGTCTTGCTGCCGTCTGCGCCGATGGCCGGAGCATACAGCACCTGCTTGCCCTGCTGGATCTCGTTGCGGGTCACAGTGTCCAGCGTCAGGCCCATGTTGGCCCCATGGCGGTCGGTGATCTCCAGCACCACGTCGTCGATGGCCGTCAGATCCAGCATATCCGATACCGTGGTGTAGTCGCCGTACTGGGCCAGTTCCTTGGTGATGTAGCTGACGGAGATGCCGCTGCCGTCCGGGGTCACGCCCTCCGTCAGCGGGGTCAGCGCCTTGTCGAAGGAGCCGAACTTACGCCATTCCACCGTCTTGCCGCCGCCGGTGGGCAAGGGCTTGGTGGCGGCGAACTGGTTGTGTACCAGCTGGGGCTTGGCGTTATCCAGCAGCTCCATGCCGTAATAGGTTTTCATCTCGGCGGACAGTCCGCCGGTGGTCTGGGTGTTCTCCTGTGCAAACACCTGCAGATCGAACAGTTTCTCCATATTCCTCTTTCCTTTCTCCGCTTCGTTGTGTTCTTCCTGCGGCTTCATCCGTGGCCGCTCCCATCAGAAGGAGATTTTCTCCCCCTCCATGACCCGTCTGCGGATATCCGCCAGTTCACGGGATGTCAGTCCTCTGGGATCGCTGCCCGTCACGCCTACACACCGCCCGCCGTTCTCTGCCGGACGCCTGCCCACGCTGGCGATGGAGCGTGCCGCCTGCCGTGCCGTCCGCTTGGCGGAGTAGGCCATGGCCCGCCGCAGGATGTCCTCCCGATGCACCACCTCATAGGCCGCCATCGGCTCCACTCCGGCGCACACCAGCCGTCCGAAGGCCGGGTTCTCCATCTCCCGCTGCCACCGGAACTCCGGATAGACCTGCCGCACCTGTTCCTCCTGTGCCGCCATGGCCTCCAGCGCCTGACGGGCCTGCTCCTGCCGCTGCTCCCGTTCCTGCCGGAGCCGTGCATTCTCCTGCCGCAGGCCCCGCAGCCGTCCATCCAGGATCTTCTGCACTCTGGCGTCGAAGTCCGCCTTGTACCTGCCCCGGATCAGCGCCGCAAAATCCTCCTGCTCCCCGGCGTCGGGAGCCGTATCGCCCGTCCGGGCCGCCTCATCGGCCGGTCCCGCCTCTGCAAACCACTGCATCCACTGTACCTCTCTCACGGAGATACCTCCTTCCCGTGGTAGGTCACGACCCTATCTGCAATTCCCCTCCACCTCTACGCATTGGGGATACTGCGCCGCCAGCTGCGCCAGTCCGCACCGCACCAGCTCCAGCTCCTCCCGGCACGGCCCCTTGGCCGCCGCCGTCACATACCCCGGTCGGATCACTACCTCCCGTAGGTTCTCCTCCTGCCGCAGGCTGCCGATCAGGGCAAATACCAGCGCCGATGCCGCTGCGCACACGATGTCCTGCCCCTTGGGAGCATACCCGGCGTGACCCATCACCGTCACCCGGTCCCGTCCGAATACCGCCCGGATCATCGGGGCCTCACCGCCTCATGGGTCTGCTGACGCATCCGCTCCATGGCCGTTTGCTTCACCGCCGTCCCGCCGCCGGAGGCCGCTCCCTCCGCCGTCTGCGCCGTGGTAGCCTGCTGCTTGCCCTGTAAAATGGCCGCCGTCAGCTGGTCCTTGTTCTTGAAGTCCATCAGTTCCAGACACCGCAGCGCCTGATCCGCCATATCCTCCCGGAAAAAGCCCATCTGAAACAGCTGCAGGGCCAGCTGGTTATACTCCATGGTCTTGTAGGGATTCTCATCCTGCGCCGACACCTCCAGATCGAACTCCGGCACCCGGTAGCAGACCCCCGTCCCATCGTCCATCACCTGCTCCCGCAGGCCCTGCCCGTCGTAGCTGACGAACTCCTCCCGGCCCATGGCCCCCAGCAGCCGGAACTGCCGGGGAAGCTGATAAAATTGCCGGATCAGCTCGATGACCAGCGTCACCACATCGGAAAACGCCTCATACCCGTCGTCGATCATGTTCCGGGACAGCTTCCCGCCCGCCTCCTGCAAGGCGGCGATGGCCGTGGCCGCCGTCACACCGG